TCTTTCGGCAACCACGCAAATCCGTAAGGATAAGAAAGCGGCTGCTCTGGAAGCTCAAAAAGAGCAGGAGGAACTGATGCAGACCGTCATGACGTGGGGCGCAGCTATTCTCACCTTAATCGTAACCATCATATGCGTGGTTTTGATCTCCATTGGCCTCGTTCACCGATAGGAACCCCAAAGATGGACTTGCTGAAACAGTTTGCCCCCCTGCTCAGTCAGGTTGCTCCTACCATCGCCACGGCGCTCGGCGGCCCGCTGGCTGGCGTTGCCATGAAAACCCTGTCCAGCGCCCTGTTTGGGCATGAGGACGGCACCGAGGAACAGATCTCTGCTGCCATGGCGTCTGCTACGCCTGACCAGCTTGCCGCCATCAAAAAGATCGACGCCGACTTCAAAGTGCAGATGAAGTCGCTCGACATTGATCTTGAGCGCATTGCTGCGGGTGACCGTGACAGCGCCCGGCAGATGCAAACTGCGACGAAGGATTGGACCCCAAAAGCTTTGGCGTTCTGCATCACATTTGGGTTTTTTGGGGCTCTGGTCTGGATCCTTGTGTTCGGGATCCCAAAAACTGGCACTGAAGTTTTGCTGATGATGCTTGGTTCTCTCAGCACTTCATGGACCGGGGTTGTGCAGTTCTACTACGGATCCAGCGCCGGATCAAAACAGAAAACCGATGCTCTCACCGCGAGGGATGGGAAATGAAAGAGAACTGGGACGACAGCTTTTTAGCCGTTTTGGTCCATGAGGGTGGCTACGTCAACGATCCGCGCGACCCCGGCGGACGCACCAACTTGGGCGTCACGCAGCGGGCGTGGGAGGCCTATCTCAACCGCTCCGTCACTGAGGTTGAGATGCGCGGCCTGACGCCTGAGGCGGTAAAGCCCTTCTACAAGTCCATGTATTGGGACAAAATCAAGGGTGATCAGCTTCCTGCTGGTGTGGACTACGCTGCCTATGATCTCGCTGTGAATAGCGGCACGGGCCGGGCGGCGAAATATCTTCAGCAAATTGCGGGAATGCTGCCTGACGGGGTCATTGGCCCCAAGTCGCTTGAGGCGATCAAGGCATGTGACCCCGAGCAAACGGTTCAGGCCCTTTGCAATATGCGCCTCGACTTCCTCAAGCGCCTGCCGACATTTGATACCTTCGGCAAGGGCTGGAGCCGCCGCGTGGCCGAGGTTAAGGACAAAGCCGCCGCAATGGTGTAAAAGGCTTGGCAGTGTTATAGTGTTGGGAAAGCGGAGCTTCCTCGATGACCACCCCTATGTCCTACGATGGTTCGGTGTCTGGTTCGACCAGTTACATCACCCAAATGGCGACAATGGCCGTTGTCGCAGAAACTGACCCCGCATTCCTGACGATCTTGCCCCAAATGATCGTCTACGCCGAATTGCGGATGTACCGCGATCTGGACTTTCTCTTCACGTCAGGGTCTTCAACTGCCTACAGTTTGACGGCTGGGAGCCGGATATTGAACGTCAACGCCGACACATTCCCTTATGGCACGTTGGTTGTTCCCGAGCAGATCAACGTGCTTGTAGGTTCCACAGACCCCGACACAGCACAGCGCGTCCCGCTCCTTCCGACAACGAAGGAGTTTCTCGACGCCGTGTACGGGTCCGGGGCTGTCGCCAATCGGGGGGTTCCCCAGTATTGGGTTCCCTTTGACGACTACACCTTTTTGGTCGGGCCTTACCCCGATCAAGGTTATACGGTCGAGCTTGTCGGTACTTACCGCCCGTCTAGCTTGTCTGCGGCAAATCCAACTACCTTCATCAGCCTGAACTTGCCCGACATCATGATCATGGCAAGCATGGTTTACATTTCCGCATACCAGCGGAATTTTGGCCGCATGAACGACGACCCGCAGATGGCAATTAGCTATGAGAGCCAATACCAGACGCTGCTGAAGGGTGCGATGGTTGAAGAGGCCCGCAAGAAGTTTGAGGCTGCTGGCTGGTCTTCGCAATCCCCGTCTCCCCTTGCCACACCGTCGAGGGGGTAGCCCATGCCCCACAGCGCACTCAAACTTCTCCCGGGCGTGGACGTTAACAAGACGCCCGCCCTCAACGAGGCCGCCATCTCTGAAAGTCAGCTTGTCCGGTTCATTCCTGACAGGACGCTGGGTGGCTTGGTGCAGAAGCTGGGCGGCTGGACAAGGTTCTACTCCGCCAAAATAGGGTCAACTGTCCGCGCCCTCTGGGCGTGGGAGGATACTAATACCAATTCCTACTTGGCCGTTGGGGCTGACGGCGTGTCCCCTATTGTTGTGAATGGCGCCAGCTCTACGACTGCTGGCGGCCTGACCGTTACGGGCGCCTCTGGCACCGGGACGACCGCCACCCTTACCTTTTCGGGCGCCTACATCTTTATTGTCGGCAGCACGATCACCGTTTCAGGAATGACGCCCAGCGGCTACAACGGAAACTATACGGTAACCGCGTCTGGTTCCGGCACTGTCTCTTATGCCAATGCCACCACCGGCTTTACGACTGCGGGCAAGATCGGCGCAACCGCCACGCTTACCTTTGCGGGTTCATTCATTTTTACGGTTGGCAAAAGCATTACGGTTACTGGTATTGTCCCCGATGGATATAACGGAATTTACACAACTACTGCCGCTACTTCAACCAGCGTTTCCTACTTTGTAACATCTACGCCCGGAACCTATGTGTCTGGGGGCTTGATTACGGGCGGCGGAAATTCGCTTGGTGTGATCACATCCGGCGGCAGTCAAGACATTACGCCTGAGCGGATTATTGCCAACGTCGCCGTCAACTTTAGCACCACATCCGGCAGCAATGCAGTGGTGGTGGTCGATACTGGCCGCCGTACGAACAGCTACTATGTCGTCGATATACAGACCCAAGTCAGCGTTGGCGGCATCGTTCTTTTCGGGCAATACGCAATCAGCAACCCAACGGGAAACGCCAGCCAGTACACGATCTACGCTGACGCCCTTGCGACATCGACCGTTTCCAATGGTGGCGCAGTCCCCGTATATACGACCGCTTCTGGCCTCAGCTCCATCAATGTGAAGCTGGACAACCACAGCTATATCGCTGGCGATACGTTTCCAGCACTTGTCGCCACGACGGTTGGCGGAGTTATGATATACAAAAACTACACCGTCACCGCCTACGTTGATGCAAACAACTTCACAATTGCTGGTTCTGCCACCGCCACATCAACTGCTACAGGGTCTGAAAACTCAGGCCAAGTTCGCTTCGTCTATCATAACGGCGTGGGGCCTTCGCCTCCCGGCCTTGGGTATGGCTCTGCGGGCTACGGCCTTTACGGTTACGGCGGTTACGTCCCGGCTCAATACCGGGGCGTCCCGATCAATGCGGTTGACTGGACCATTGATAATTGGGGCTCAACCCTGATTGCCAACCCACTCAGCGGCCCAATTTATCAGTGGAACCCCTCAGTCGCCAACGCTGTCGCCAACATCATTGTCGCCGCGCCGCCGGTCAATCAGGGCGTGTTCGTCGCCATGCCCCAAAGGCAAATCATCGCGTGGGGATCCACTTTCACCGGCATCATTGACCCGATGCTGATCCGCTGGTGCGATGTCAACAATTACGATGAGTGGACTGCCAGCATCACCAATCAGGCGGGTAGCTACCGTATCCCCAAGGGTTCGCGCATTGTTCAGGGCATTCAGGGGCCCCAGCAGGGTCTCCTTTGGACTGACCTTGGTATTTGGGCCATGCAATACGTCGGCCTCCCCTACGTCTACCAGTTCAACGAACTCGGCACGGGCTGCGGTCTAATTGGCCGCAAGGCCGCCGGTTCAATGAACGGTATCGTCTATTGGATGGGCCAGAGCCAGTTCTACCGCCTCGCAGGAAACGGTGTTGAGCCAATCAAGTGCCCGGTTTGGGACGTGGTCTTTCAGGATCTGGACACCACCAATCTTGATCGGATCAGGATTGCCCCCAATTCCCGCTTCGGCGAAATCACTTGGTACTTCCCCACAAACAGCAATGGTGGGGAAAACTACGGCTATGTGAAGTACAACATTGTCCTTGACCAGTGGGATTATGGGTTCAATTCAGCCGCCAACCCGTATGTGGCCCGCTCTGCTTGGATCAACGAGTCAGTCCTTGGCGCACCCATCGGGGCTGGACTGAACCAGTACCTTTACCAGCATGAGACTTCGCCCGACGCTGACGGAACCGCGATGAACTCCTACTTCCAGACGGGATACTTTGCCCTGACGGAGGCTGACGTGAAGAGCTTCATTGACCAAGTCTGGCCCGATATGAAGTGGGGGTATTTTGAGGGGACGCAGAACGCCAACATTCTGCTGACATTCTACATCACGGACTACCCCGGCGACACGCCAGTTCCTTACGGGCCCTACACGCTGACGCAGGCGACAAAGTTTATCACACCACGTTTTCGCGGACGCCTTGTCTCAATCCGCATCGAGAGTGATGACATTGGCTCCTTTTGGAGACTTGGTAATATCCGTTATCGCATACAACCCGACGGAAAATACTGATGCCCGCATCGCTTGATGATATTCTCACCGCCCAGAAAAATGGCGTCGTCGCCATCAATAACTTGTCGCAAGGAACACTTCGCAGCCTTGGGACGCAGACATCTGCCACAATTACTGCTGCCACTGTCATTTATGTTGGTGCAGGATACCTTG